ACATAATGGCTAAAACTATTATTGACAATGGATTATCTAAGTGTAATGAATTTTGGGCGACTGAAGCTAGCCTTTACTTTCCAGAAATGTATGCAGGTACTACTGACTTAGTAGGTGTTCATGATGGTAGTGAAGCTATTATAGATTATAAACAAACCAATAAATTAAAAAAACGGGAATGGATTGACGATTATTTTATTCAAACGGTAGCCTATGGAACAGCACATAATGAAATGTTTAATACTAATATACGTAAAGGTGTTATTCTTATGTGCAGTAAAGACAATGAGTATCAAGAATTCATTATCGAAGGTAAAGAATTCGATCATTATGTTAACGAATGGTTTAAACGCTTAGAACAATATTACTCCAAGTTCGTTTAGCATTAAACAAAGATAAATAAGATATAACACTATTATGGAAAGTTATATCTTATGGCCATTATCCAGATTTCAAAAATACAAAATCGATCAGGAAATTTAGTTGATTTGCCTCAATTATCTGAAGCAGAATTCGGCTGGGCTTCTGACGAAAAACGATTGTTCATTGGTAAAGAAACACCAAATGAAAACATCGAAGTTCTAACTTCTTACTCTCAACTAGATTTTAGTCAGTTAGACGGTGCCGTTGGCAATTTAAACATAAGCAATGCTACTGTAGCCAATGGTCAAGTATTAGCATATGACGGCAGCAACTGGGTAAATCGAGGAGGCACCGCTGGTGGGTTAATTACATTAGGTAACATATCTAATGTAACTATCACAGGTGGCGCCATTAACTATATTCTTACTACTGACGGTCTAGGAAATTTATCCTGGACGCCTAAAGGTGCATTATATTCTAATATTATAGCATTAAGTAATGATACACCGATAGTGATGACAGTTGCCAATACCACTCCTTATGTAAATGATGCGCAAGTTACTATATCAGGAGTAATAGGAGTAGCGAATGCTAATGTAAATGGATTAACCTTTTATGTTCGATTAGCAACTAATTATCCAACAACAGGTAATGTATCTCTTTATACCAGCGCAGGAGCAGTTGGCCCAGTAAACGGGACATCTCTAACATACACCAACACACCTAATGCAATTGCAACATCTACTATTGGTAGCGGAACAGGTGGAGGATTGGTTGCTGGAACTACTAACTCTGTTCAATATAATGATGGTAGTGGATTTGCAGGCAGTGCAAGTTTCACATGGAATGCAGCTACTAGCAACTTGTCAGTTACCGGTAATGCGAATATTAGTAGTCTTTTAAATGTAGGCGGAACAGTAACTGCTTCACGTTTTGTTTCTAACGTTGCAATAGGAACTGCTCCGTTAACTGTAACATCAACTACTAAAGTAACGAATTTAAACGCAGATTTGTTAGATGGATATGATACTTCTGTTGCGGCTGCTGTTACTACTGTAGTAGTTCGTGATGCTAATGCAAACGTGTTGGCTAATAATGTACTAACAAATAGAATATATAATGGTACGAGTAACGTAGCGATAGCGATTAACGGAAATATATCACTTACTGTTACGTCAACAGAAAGAATCCGCGCGACTGCAACCGGTGCAGAAGTATTTGGAAACCTGTTAGCAAGTAATGTTTACGCTAACTCAGGTACTGTAGGTGCAAGTTTATTAACTGGTACCTTAACAACCGCAGCACAACCAAATATTACTTCAGTAGGCACTTTAACATCATTAGCAGTTACTGGAAACACTACTTCCGGCAATTTCGTAGGTATATTAGCAAGTGGTAACTCAAATGTTACTATAACAGCTAATGCAAACGTAACCATAAATGCAGTAGGTGGAGCACGTATCACTGCTACAAGCACTGGAGCCAATATCACAGGTACATTAGGTGTATCAGGTAATGCAAACGTTGGTAACATAGGTGGCGCCGCTGGCGTCTTTACTACGGTTACTGGATCGATGACAACCGCAGCACAACCAAACATTACTTCAGTAGGGACGTTAACATCACTTGCAGTAACTGGTAATATCACTAGTGCAAATATTACAACTTCTACTTACGTAATTAGAAGCGTAGCAACAGCAATTAGTGCTGCAGGAACAGTTCAAGGTAATTCTACTTTATTAGCAAAAGATATTAATGTAGTCTCTACAGTTAGTGCAGGACAAGGTGTTAGACTGCCAGCATCAGTAGCAGGTATGGTTATTATTGTAAATAATACAAGTGCTACTGCACTAAACGTATACCCATCTACTGGAGCAGCTATTAACTCATTAGCGGTTAACGCAGCCTATACGCACGTGGCAGCAGCTAGCTTGCAGTACTATGCAACTAGTGCTACTCAGTGGTATACAATAGGCGCAACTTACTCATAAATAAAATAACAGGAAAATAAAATGACATCATATGTATATACAGCAACTGGATCAGCAACTGCTTCAGCTAATATTGCTACAGATAAAGTAAGAATAGCTGCAACTACGTCGGCCATTCATTACACGACTAGTTTTCCTAATGTTGCAGTAACAGGAACTGTTACTTGTGCAACTAACAGTAACGCTGTTTCTGGTTCAGGAACTGCATTCTTAACTGAATTAACGATTGGTACTTGGTTAGGAAATACTTCAGGGAACACAGTAGGGATTGTTTCTTCAATTGCAAATAATACTAGTCTAACGTTAACTGCGAATGCATTAGTAGCAATATCCGGTAGTACTGCTAGATATAATCCATACGGGGTTCCGTATACTATTGCTACTGCTAACTCAGCAATAATTCCATCAAATACCGTAGAAAGAGATATTATTGTTGGTCAAGGTAATATTGTATCTTTTTTGAATGTTGCTGGAACAGCTGGAGCATTCAGTATTACTGAATTAGGTATGCCTCATGCAAATACTGGTACTACTGGGTTCTGATTTTAATCTAGTAAGATAAATAGTTTTAACATTCTCATAGGGAGAATTTACGTAGAAATTAATACGTACCGGATAAAACCCGGATCAAAATGGAGAAAAATCATGGGCAGACCCCTAAAAATCGCTAAAGCACAAGCAGTAATCACATTAACTGCAACTGCGGCAGCAACAGATATCGTAACAACTTCAGCTAATTTAACAACTCTTGGTATTATTGCAGGTATGCCGTTTATTCCAGCAACTACTGTCGGCGGGTTAACCGGCGGCGTAACTTACTATATATTAGAAGTACTATCTACATCAACATTTACAGTTTCAGCAACAGAGTTATCAGCAAACCCAACATATAGCAAAGTTGATCTTTCTGCTACATCAGCACAATCTGTTGCTTTATCAGTGGGTGTTGTTGACGGATATTTCAATAATCCAACCGGCGGAGCAGGTTATCCTGCAACAAACGCAAACACTTATTCAGTAGTAGGCGGAAACACTTCAATATTTGGTTCACAAGTATTGGCTAACGTTGCTCTTGGTCGAAACGGTACAGGTATCTTGTACTCTGCTACGGATACTAAATACGTAACTGGTATCGGTACTGATTTGGCAAACACACTAAGTGTAGGTTCTGTAATTCAAGTTGCAAGCGCAAACATCAACGGTAGTACAGATTACACTACAATAGGTTTTGCAAACACAGTTCCTGGTTTAACAACCGTTGCTGTTGCTAATACACAAAACACAGGTAACATCATTGGTACTTCAGGTAATGCTCAGACATTGATTGCTAATGGTACAGTAAGATTTACTGCTAACTTAGGTGGTCTAGTATCTGGTGAAATTTATTTTGTTAAAGCAATTGCTAACGCATCCGCATTTACTGTTTCAACAACATTGGCTGGAGCAGAAGTTGATTTGTCCAATGCTACTGGTACTCCTGACGCTCAACAGGATGTAGTTGAACTAGTTGCAAACGCTGCTGTCGCATCAACAGGCGCTGCATATATCTATGCAACTCCAGAAGCCGGATACATTGTTCGTCAAAAAGGCAAACAAAAGTACTTAGTGCAAGGTACATCAAGCGGTGTAATAGGACAGTGTATTACTGCTAACGTTGCTAACACTGCTATGTTACCAAACACTATGACTATTACTGCTACATACGCTAACTCAGGCACAGTTAAAGTTCAAAGCTTGAGCGATCATACTGCTGAATTGTTTAGTTCTACATCAGGTCCTATTGCAACAGGTAATATTGTTCTTGCTAATGCTGATCCAGCGTTTGGTACGTTTAATACTGCGGCTGCTGCAAATGCCACAGACGGTCAGCCTTACCCAATAGTAACAATCGGAAATGCGTAATAAATTATGAGTTCATCTATTCAGCAATTAAAACAAGCAGAAACAGAAATTGCCGTACTCCAGGTTAGGTTTACTAATTTGGATGAAAAAATAGATGATCTTAAGGCAGATGTAAATGGTATTCGTGACGAAATAAAAGAAAGTTCTGAAAAGGCTACAATACTAATAAAAGATTTTCAAGAAGATAATATTACTTCACATAAAGAAATGTCTGGGAAAATATCTGAGTTAGAAAAGTGGAGATGGATGCTCATAGGAGCCGGATTAGTTATCGGCTCTTTGGGTTCATTCGTTATAGGTATTATATTCAGTTAATTGGAAAACGGATTGAAACCGTTTTCCTTTTAAAGCTTTTAATTTATCTTGTACTAAATCAAAATTTATCGTAGAAAATAATCCTGGATGTAGGGGTTTTGGATATTGATCATTGCCCACCCAAGCATATCCTATATGCTCATAGTTTAACTCAGGAATAAATTCTTTTTCTACTTCGCAATAAAAAGTGTGGTATATAAAATCATTGTTTACAAATTTTTGAATGGGTATAAGTTTGAAACCTGTAATATCTATATTCATTTCTTCTAAACATTCACGAGTTAATCCTACTAAAAGAGTTTCGTCTTTTTCTATACCACCGCCTGGCATACTCCAACTTGGATTTCTAGCATCTGATCTAAGTAAGTAAAGATATCTATCAGTTGATGTACTATAAAAGAAAATTCCGGCTGCTTGTTTCATACTACATCAAATGACCACAGACCAATCGCCCTGATCATACCAACCTTCTACTGATTTCATCCAAGTGCCATCTACAAATCTGTACTGAACACCAGTTGTTATATTAGTAACAAATTCAATATCTGTTGAATTTTCGCTATCAAATGATACTTGCCATTCTCCTGCGCTTGAGTTATATTGAA